CCAAACGTAAGCGCCAGCCGCCCGTAACGCTTCAATTACTTGGTTTTGGTTAGCGTCCACCTTTGCCGCCCGTCTCATGCTGACATCCTCAACGCATCTCGCGCCATTTGAACCACGGCAGGCGACTTTTTCACTCCACCGGCATAGTCACCCAATATTTTCCGCGCCCAATCCTTTGAGTCAACTTTTGGCTTATTCATTCGCAAAGATGCCAATTTTTCCAATTCTTTTCGTACTCGTACCGGATCGGCAGGCGGCGCGTCCAATTGCGGTTTTTCAATGGCTGGGGCTTGATAGCAAAGATTTTTAAACTGCACCAAGTTTGGCGGGCGTTCCGGCAAATGGTTAAGTGCCCATGAAATTGCCATCATGGATTCCTTGCTTTGCATAAAACCTGACAACTCATGCAGCCAAAACGACTTGATTTCGTTTAGCGGGGCCGTTCCGATGGAATTGTCCCAAGCAATCCCGTAGGTCATAGACAAACGCTCAAACAAGCGGTCAATGGGTTGTGTCATCTTCTAACTCCAAAAATGGTTTCATTTCTTCGCCTGGCGTTCTGCCGGTCATGGCTTCCCAGCGGGCGCGTTTGAAATCGTAATCCTTTTCGGCAAAGGATTTTTGTTCGACTTTGTCTTTCAACCAATCGGCTTTAAACCCCGTCCAACCCCTAGCGCAACAAGTTTCCAATGCAACCTGTAGGCTCACCCCTGCTTTCTTTGCTTCCCGCGCTATGCCATCAATGGCGGTCTGAGTGACTGCTGCGCGTTTTGCTTTACGCAAACTTATCCAATCCTGCCAAACTGAATCCGTCACGCCATCAGGCGGGGCGACTGTATTTTGCTTTTCCTTTTTCCATTCCTTTTCCTTTTCCTTTCCATTCCCTTCCATTCCAGTAGGTAGGACTACTACACCACTACCGTAGTCAGAAAGTAGTTCGCATAAATCTTTGATTTTGCTAGGAGTTCTTTTGTTTATAACTTGATGTTTTTCAAAATTGGCTACTTTTCCATAAGTTTTGCCATCTAAGCCCTTAAACATCAAAACATAACCTATTTGGTACAACTCCTGTAGTAGTACGGTAGTGGTAATGGAAAGTTCCCTTAATGGAAAAATATCGGATTCAACCAATTTTGGGTTGGCGTTAAAAAACCCTTCATCATCACAATGATTTAGCAACCCTATCGCTAGCAAGCAAGCCTCAGTTGAAATTTTTGCCAAAGATTCGTCCCGCCAAAAGTCGGGTTTAATTGTTCTAATTCTTGCCATCATTCGCCTCTTGCTTTCCTGTGGCAAACGCCGCAAAAGTACAAATATGCCTTTTTCCCACCCCAAGAAAATCTATCTCTTGCAATTTCTGCCGCTTCCTTTGCTTCGTAAAAACCAATTGTTCCTAAAAATCTTTGAATGCTACGGGCAAAACTTCTTGGAATTCCATCTTTTTTGCTAGATGAATCAATAATTTCTGCAATTTCCCACATTTCATCTTCAATTCGCTGTTCCTTTTCGCGCATGATGGCATAAAAGCCTTTTAATTGTTCCTCTTGTTCAGCAATTAGCGCGGCCTTTTCTTTAAGGCTTGCAGGGACAACATTCAAAAATGTTGCACCTTTTCCTATGTTGCATGGCTGGCAACTTGTAATCAGATTGTTAACGCTGTTTGTCCCACCCTGACTAACAGGATGGATGTGATCTACTTGTAAAACCACAGAAGGCGGCGTTGAACCGCAATACGCACAAGTAAAATCATCGCGTTTGAACACGTCAAAACGCACCTTTTTGCCAATAGGCTTTCGCATTTTTGCACCCCAAATGTCACCCCTGATAGAAACATCTGGCAGGCGGGGGTGTGTCGCTTTTCAAGTGGGTAATTAATCCACCCTAGCCAGTGTCCAAAAAATTCTATACCACTTTCCCAGCTTCCGCAATAAATTTCTTGAACTTGTACCGAAGCACCTGTTCCCAGGCTTTAGGCACTCCACGCTGCCGCCAATTGCTTACTACGTTCTGTTTTACGTCTAGCAAATAGGCCAACCGACCCGTGCCGCCAGACGCTTGGATTGCAATTTCTAGAATGTCCATCCGCTAAGTATATCACATTTGTGAAAGGCAATGGCTATAAATAAAAACTATTAACAATGCCAACTTAATAAAAATATTGTTTAAAAAAGACTTGTGCGATTTCACATTTGTGATATAGTTCACCCATGCCCTGAACTTCTTGGGGTCTTTTTAGGAGTAAGCAAATGTACAAATTAAACGTAGCCCGTGACGTAGACACTGACGAACCAGGCGTTTATATCGTAAACCTACCAGGTGGCTGGAAGTTTGACCATGACCCCATAGATTTATCCCATGTTCGCGCATACGACAGCATGAAAGAAGTTCGTGCAGACATAAAAGCAGGATGGGTAGTCCCATGCGATTGCGCTGAATGCCAAAGCATGATGCTCAAAGCAGCTTAACCAACCCACGGGGCTACGGCCCCATCAATCCTTAACAGGTCTTTTTAGGAGTTAGTAAATGCGTGAAATACACATCCTCATAGCCGAATTCAAGGAAGCATTGGTTCGCGGCTTTATCCCCCCTTTAGAAATGTCAATCTTGTTAAACAAGATGAACTGGTCGCTTATGGAAAACTGGCCAGACATACACAACGGCATGTCGGACGATTTGGACGATGTTAGCGACAACCTTTGGACAGCAATACAAACATTTGGAGCACATGATGAATAAGTTAGCAGACATCACATTAGCCGTGTTTATCGGCGTATCCCTAGCTTGGGTACTTGTTTACGGATGGGCGCTGTAATGGTTTTAAACAACAACGCTCAAGAAATCATTGCGGAATGCCGTAATTCAAAAGACCCTGCTGGGTTTCTTGAAATTTACATTTGGTTTTTGTGTCAACAACTGGAGTTAAAAGATGAACGAATTGACTGGCTTAAACAGCAACTTAAAAGAGCGTGAAGATTATGAATGCCCCGAATGCGGCAATGATTGCGGCAACCTTACTCGCCACACTTATGACGACATTGCGGTTATTTATTACTTTACTTGTGAAAAATGTGGTTTAGATTTTGGAGGTGATTTATGAAAAACATTGCATCAGCACTTGTCAAAGCCCAGCGCGGTTTTGCACCGGCTTTAAAAACGTCTACAAACCCGCATTTTCGCAGCAAGTACGTTGACCTTGCCGGTTGCGTAGAGGCGGTTGTAGATGCCTTAAATGCTGCAGGAATCGCATTGATTCAGCGCACATCTGAGGACAGCACCGGCGTTACTGTGGAAACGGTGTTTGTGCACGAATCAGGCGAGATGCTGGAATGCGGCAAGCTGCACGTTCCCGCATCTAAGCAAGACCCGCAAGGCTACGGCTCGGCGCTGACATACGCTAGGCGTTATTCTTTAATGGCGGCTTGTGGCATAGCGCCAGAAGATGATGATGGCAACGCAGCTAGCAGAGTCAAAGTATCGGCAACTAAAACTGACCTTGTGCCGCAAAATCGTCTGTCAATCCTTGCAGACGTATCCATAGCCATTAATGAACGCATGAGCGTTAATGACCTAATTGGAGCATTTGAAGAATATCAAGGCATTACCGATATTGAAGAAAAAACCGCTTTGTGGGCAATGCTTGATAGCAAAACTCGCAGCAACATTAAAAAACACGCAGAATCATTGAAAGGTTAATCATGTCTAAGATTAAAAAAGAAATCTCCGTAATCAGCGGCAAATACACAAATGCCCAAGGCGTAGCTAAAAACCGCTATGCCCGTATTGGCTCAATTATTGAAACCAAGTCTGGCGATATGCTCAAGATTGACAATGTGCCGCTGGTTGCTGGCGGCTGGGACGGGTGGGCTTACATCAATGAACCGCGACCAAAGGATGATGGTTTTCCTAAAGATGATGATGTACCGTTTTGAGGAGTCATTATGGAACATTATCGCGCTCGAAACCTTGACCCAATGACCAGTTGGCAAGCGGCAGGGTCTGCTAAAGACCTTGCAAAACGCCATGCTGCAATTATCCTTAAAACTTTGCAGGAACAAGGCCCATTAGGTAAAGACGGAATTGCGTTTTTTGCGGTGCTTGACGGCAACCAAGTCGCCAGGCGTTTACCCGAAATGGAGCGTGAAGGTCTAGTTGGGTTGACAGGTAAGACTGTAAAGTCTATGGCTAGACGTATGGAAAGGGAATGGTATGCAATTTCTTAAATTTTTAAAAGATTATTACCGCGAACTGACACCCGCCGAAGTGATTCAGCGTGAGCTTGCCCAGGCGCATCTGGATCGGCTTGAAGCAGAGAATGCAATGGAATATGCTTCCGCTGTACTTGATCTGAATTTGACTCGTATTGATCGGCTTAATTTGCGTATAGGAGAGTACAAATGAACTGCTGTAACGCTGATGGAACATGTGACCAAGGCAAGGATTGTCCAATACGTAAACAACGCACTCAAGAAGTCAATGATGCGTATGTCAAGGGGTTTCTGATGGGGCAGGAAGACCCGCTAGAGGATGTCATTGGTTCGTTTAAAGCACTGATGGCCTTGCTCATCTTTATTGTTGGTATCGTGATGCTGGTTTTTGCGATATGGGGGAAGCTATGAGAGTACGACTAAAATTTACCGCGCACGATGGATGGACTGTAGAGAGTAAAAGGCATTGGTACAGTGGTTGGGAATGGGAACAATCATTCTACGGAGACGATGCTTACGAACGCGCAAAAGTCTTTGCACTGCTACTTAAACAAGAACAGATAGAGGAGATTTTATGAACATCATTAAACTAGCAAAACAGGCTGGGTTTGTAAAATACGAACTTGACGATGGGACGACCGAAGCGTTTGATAAAAGGTATGCAAAGTTTGCCACATTGGTAGAAGTACCAGAAGATTGTCCTAAACCTATGAGTAAATCCTAGTGCCTTTGGCATCAATGATTAACGTTTGGCCCCTTGGCTTGCCCTTGGGGTCATTTGGTACGCTAATATGCGTCCAACGGTCAAACTCGCGGATTAGCTGGTCATAAGCTAAACCCGCAGCCATGATTGTTTTAACAACTTGGTCAGGGGTCATGCCAGGGACACGAAGGTCGGCGGCGCAACCTACACGGTGCTGGCTTGTGTCTTTGCTACCCACCGCATCGTTTACTTCTTTGCACCGAAATGCGCTGTTGACCATGATTGGTACTCCACCCAACGCAACTTTAACTTGCTCCAAAAAGTTTGCCAAGCGTATAAGATTTGTTCTTTCACTAGGACTAGGTTCATTCTTAAACTCCCGATGTTCGGTTATGGTTAATTCTTCTAACGTAAAATTAGGACTAAGGTTCATTTTGTAGGCTCACTTTGATGCAACAATTGATCTTTAGCTTGGCTACCGGCACTAGAACCAAAATAGTAAGCAATGATGCCTGTCCAAGCAGTTCCCAAACTACCAAGCATGATGTCAATCTGTGGCGCATGTTCAATCTTGCCGTACATAAGACCAAAAAGAATTCCAAAAAAACCTAGTGTTACACCAATAGCAAGTGCCGGTGGAACATAAGACTTGGTGGCAATCTGCATATCACGCGCAGACTTTCTATCTTCCACGTTTAGTTTGGCAAAGTCCAAGTTCATGGCTTGAGCTTGTTTCTTTAACTCAAGCTCTGCCATCTGAATTGCCGCCACTTGGGTAGCGTCCAGCTTGCCGCTAGAAATTACGTTCTGCACCTCCTCTGCTGGGATGCCTAGTGCTTTAGATACCGCAGACACCGCCATACCCGCCAGTGGGCCACCAAACGCCGTTGCAATCGTAGGTGCTATTTGAGCTAACCAGTTCATATCAGTCCTTTCCGGTCAGGGATTTGATTTTGTTGTTTACGAAGGTTTTTTCTTCAAGGATTGCGATGTGCATCCTGTTCTCAGCAATCTGGTCACGATTATGTTGGATTTCTTTTTCCAAGTCTTGACGTAGCTTTTCTCGTGCAAGCTCTGCCCCTGTATTACTTGCCTGCTTGTTGTCGCTGGTAACAACCAAACTGATTTTGCTATTTAGGATGGTGACTTCATGAGCCAGATTGGACAAAGCAGACATCAAGTAAACCACGCAGGAGAATAACAGTGGTAATAAAGCAAACGTAATCTTTTCAATCAGTTGCCCTTTGGCTTCCATGTTCTGAATTTTTTCCTCACTCATATTAACCCCTCTTAATTAAAAATTCCCAAGCCAATCCACCTATCGGCACAATCATTGCAATGGCTGCAATAAACAAGAGAAAGTTCATCAAGGCATTACCCGCCGCTTCCCTGTCCTTTTGCTTTTGCTCTGCCATTACCCTTTCCATGTCAGCCCGCTCTTTATGCATCCGCACCCGCTCTGCCATCATTTCTTCCCAGACCGGAGCATTTCCGGTCATAAACAGTAAGTCCTTTATATACCGTTCGTCATCTCGTAGTGCCTTAGACGCTAACGCTATCTTTAAGGCTTCTGCGTTTATCTGTGCATCGCTTTTTTGAATGCTTGCTACCCGTGCCTTGTTTGAGGCTGCGTGAACCTGATCTGCCGCCGCGTAAAAGCTGCTGAACTGACCATACAATGACTTGACATCTTTGCCTAGCGCCACCGCTTTCTTGATCTGATCCACTACAGTTTGAGCCGTAGCTATTGCCACAGTAATGGAAATTGGATCGATCATTCACTTGTTTACCTTTTCCCACTTTAAACAATAAACCTTACGTTCAAATACGTCCCCCGTCCAGTACCACTTAACACATACATACTTGACAGGAACTTGTGGCACAACAAGCCCTAAAACAAGTACAAACCATCGCATACATTAGTTTTTGCCTATCCAATGGCCTAAATAGCCCAATACGCTGCCCACAGCGGACACCATGACCATGCCAGCATAGAACGATCCTTTGCCCTGGTTTGCCAATTCAACTAAGCGTTCAATGTTGGTTTCTAGCTTGTCAATTTTGGCGCTCATTTCGTCAAAACGGCGCTCATAATCTTGAACTTTTTGCCAAAGAACACCGTACTTAACAGGATCAATTTCAGGAACGTTCATGATTTTTGAATAAAAGCTAGTGCATAGTAGGTCGGAAGATACGTTCCCACGTTGCTGGTTGCTGAAGCTGTAAAGCCGCCCGTATTACCTACTGCGTAGGTGTTACCAGCGCCCACTACAAACGAATCTTTTAAATTAGGCGTACCGTTTGAACCATCGCAAAGGTAATACCCTGATGGGACAGAACTAATAGAACCCGACCACATAATGATGCCACCCGATGGCACTGCGCTTACTGCTGATGTCGTGCCAATAATTCCGTAAAGGTTGTCATAAGTCTGAATGACGTTGTTACCAGAATCAGCCAATACAAATTTGTAATTGCTACCAGAAGTTAGCCATATCTCATTTGGTGGCCTACCATCCGTGCCTAGCTGGATAGGATTGGTATTAGCAATCGTGCCTGCGGATGTGGTGTAAGTAGCAACAGGCGTAGTTGTACCCGCAAGGTAAGTGTAAATATATCCCCCGTTAAGAGGGA